AATCTTGTCCTTACGATATTCGTTGAGTTCGTTTTTAACCTTAATGTTTTCTTGAACTGATTGGTTCAATTGTCCTTCAAGGTCTTCTACTTTGTCGAACAGATTTTCTACAATGTCAACCTTTTCTTCTGGAACTTCAATGTAATGTTCTGTGAATAGGTCTTTAAGTCCGCCCATGAATTCTTCGGTAATTTCACTTTTTAGTGAACTTTCCAGAGCAAGTTCGTTTTCTTTCATCCATTCTTCTGTAACATAGTTGAGATAACCATCAACTTTGTCTGTTAATTCATCACGGAAAGTAACGATTTCTTCTTGTAGTTCTGTTTGATATTCTTGTTCCATCTCATCAACTTTTGATGCGGCAATCTCCATTACTTTTTGATGAACTGCTGCTTCGAAAATTGTTGATGCTTTGGCTTTGAATTCTTCAGAGAGTTCTTCACCTTCAACTAATGCATCGATATCTTCTTTAACATTAATTTCAGGCATAGAGATTTTAATTTTCTTTTTCTTTTTCCCAATAGCAACTTTATCACCTTCTGGTGTCGCATCATCTGGTGTTTCTCCACCAAGATCTTCTGCTTCGACAACTGCCAAAAGGTCTTTGAAACGCTTGGATACTTCTTCTTTTTTGAGTCCATTGACTTTATCAAAAATAGCAGAGATCATTGCTGTTTTGGTAGTAGGAATTTTAACTTCTTCCTTCTTTACCTGTTCATCTTCTTCTTCTTCCTCATCATCTTCGTCATCATCTTCGTCATCATCTTTTTTGCCGTTTTTCTTATCAATGGCTTTTTGCAAAGCGGGTGGTAATTCACCCTCTTCAACTGCTTCTACTTCTTCGATTTCTTCTGGAGCTTCAACAAGTCCTTCTTGCTCAGTTTCTTCCAGAATTTCTTCTTGAGTTGTATTTTCCATAGAACTTGATACTCCTAATAGTTAATGGTATATTTCGTTTACTGTAGTAATATTTATAATATCACAACTTTGATAATAAATTTTTAAACTCGTTTATTTTTACTTCCTCAAGTTTTTTGGAAGTGGCTTTTAGAATATTATTCTTTGCACGTTCTATATCTTGTTCACGCAAAAGTCCATTATCCCAAATCCATTCTTTTCCTTCCATAATACCTTCTACGAAAGCATTAGGAGCAGATGGATCTGCAACAATATCTGCTGCGGTTGCAAGATAAAAATCTTTTTGTACAATCTGAGAGTTCTTTTCATCTTGTTTTAATGTTCCCATTCCCCTTGAAGAAACACCTAGTCTTGCACCCTCATCAATCAAACACTTAACAATTTGTCCATTTGGTGTATTCAAAACTTTTGCACGCCCAACAAAATTCTTACCTTCTTTCACCAAAGAGGTGATCATATGTGAAGCACGATCTAAATTAACTGTCGGGCCGTCAGGGTGTCCAAGTTCTCCAAATGCACGTTTTGGGTCTACGTATTCCTTGACATATCGGTTCACTTCTTTTTCAAGAACGTCTAAAGGATATACTCTACCGTTTTTATTCTTTTTTTCAGACTGCATGAAGATACCTTCAATGAAGTACTGTTTAGGTTTAGCACCTTCTTCAATAAATTCATAATTTACAGATTCTTGTAATTCGCATATAAGTTTCATTTGTCTATCCTATTTTGCGTTACTGAATGCAAAATCCAAGATTTTTAAGAAAGATTTTGTATCTTTGTTCATGTTATCTTGCATTTTTTTCTTGTTAGAACTATTTAGTGTGTCAAAGGTTTTCAGAATAGTTTTTGCGGATTCGGGGTCAATCGGAACCGATGTACCACTTTTAAACTTAATATCTGATTCTTTTTTCTTTTTTACAACAGATCTCAATTGATCTACAACATCTTCTTTCAAAGGTTTTTCTGACCGAATTGCCTCTTCGACTTTTCTTTCTTTAACAGGAAACCCTATTGATTTTCTAAACTCTTTGTATGTTTTCATCAAATTCCAGAAGAAGCGATTACAGTATATGTTCCATTTGTTACATTTGCCAATATAAATTGATCCGAATCTTTATGAATAACGGTCAACGAAGCAGCTGGTACAGTAACAGAACCTTGAACTGTTCCACTGGTTCCGCCTTCAGTTCCATCATTTTCAACTACTGAAATGATTGAAATCGCCGATGCATAAACCGCAACGCATGTTGCTTTACCCAAACTCAATTCTGTAGCAGTTGTGGCCGTCTTTGCGGCTAATAGTTTCATTGTGTCTCCGTTGTTTCTGGTTCTGGTTCTGGTTCCGCCTGAACCTCTACTTTTGGTTCTTCGATTGAAATTTCTTCTTTGTCCGAAAACATTCTGGCAGAAACTTCTCGTTTTCTGGTTTCTAATCCATCTATCACCTTACTTGTAATTATCTGATCAAATGCATCGTGAACCTGTGTAGGACTACTTTGCATTGAATAATCTATAATGTCTACTGTTTTAAAATCTTGTTCTGCCATTTTTATCTCCAATAATTATCTATTAATATTTATAAACTTTTAAAGGTGTAACCCTCTAATATTCTTCTTCTCCACCTTCTTCACCTCCACCTTCTTCTTCTGCTTCTTTTGCAATCAATTCATCTTGTTTTTCAACTTCTGCCGCTGTTTGTCTGAGAATATTTGCTCGGAACCACTCTTTAGAATAATATTTTCCAACATATTCTTCTGAGTTTCTTGCAAGATCTAAACGTTGAGACATAGTTTCTTGATGTTTAAATTCTGAATAGTAATGATCCTTTTCAAACCTGTAATGAACCTTATCTTTGATCTTGGCCCATTCTGCAGCAGTCATAATATTTTTCAGAATCAACTGTCTTTCCATTATTTCATCAAACAAAAGTGAAAACCTTGTCTGCAACTTTTTGATAAATTTACTGAAAAGCAATTCATCTCTTGTAATTTCACTTTCTCTCCCCAAAGAGAATCCCGACTCTGCTTCAAGTCGTGAGACAGGAACATGCATTGCTTTGTATAATTTTCGTTGAAAGTACTCTACATCTTCCAATTGACCAAGATTTTCTCCGCCAGGAAGTGTAGTAATTTCTGTTCCTCGACCACCTTCTCTACGAGGCAACCAGTAATCTTCCAACATTGATTGGTGTCTGCGATCATCTTTGACTTCACCAGAATCCGAATCGTAAACCAATCGGTTCTTGTAACGTGTCATGATGTCACGAATATATTGTTCTGCTTTTAATTTCGGAAGGTTTCCTACATCAATATAGAAAATTCTGCGTTCTGGTGCTCGTGATATACGATAGATAACAACTGCATCTTCTACCATTCGGAGTTGATTTAGTGGTTTGATTGCCTTATGAAGATAAGACATTACTGTATTTTTTTGAGGATTTAATAAACCAGAAGTGGAATATGCAATACTATCACCCGAAATTATAATACCAGAAGAGGATCGATTATGCAATCCGGCCTCATTATAAGTGTACGTAGGAACTATACTTATTTTTGCTTCTCTAGGATCAGCAGTTTTTTCTTGTTTGACTTGCTTGACTTTTTTAATTTTTGTAGCATCCAAACTTCGGAGTTCTACAATACCACGTTTTGGGTCATTTTCATCTATCATAATGTGATAATACAATCTTCCTTCAATGTACCATCTGCGAAAAATATCATGACCATAATTATTAAAGTTTAGAAGATCCAATACAGTATCGAATTCTGTACGAACTTTTCTCTTAATTCCGTCTGTGAGATCTGTTTTGTCGAGAACAACTGATACTGAGGGAAGGATATCATCAGAAACAATGGCTTCATTTATAACATTATCAATTGCAATCTCACAATCAGACATTTGTGACATATCACGATATTTAAGAATAAGTTCTACCTCATTCTTATATTGTCCATCCATATCGAGAGAGTAACCAGCGGCGCCCGCTCCCGATACCATTTGAGAACCATCATCACTTTCTGGAAGTGTGAATGCAGGAACATTGGCGTTTGCCGTTTCCTGACTGTTTCTTTCTATTTTAAAACCAAATATT